CTCCTGTCGCTGTTTTAAATGCTGATGCCATATCTCTATCCTAATGCTATTGAGAAAGCAACCAGGTCGTCTGTTGTTAACGCTCCTGGTACATGACTTGCTAGTGTAACTACTGAGCCATTAGCTGCTTTCGTATAAATCTTTTGGTCAGCCACATTCATAGCGATTTCATGAGTTTGTAAATCACTTGTCTGTGGCACAGATAATGCTGTTTCTGACCTTTTTGGTTTAATAATTTGAGCCATTCTTAGAATGTGCCCCCATCTATATTATTGCTCCATGCTATTGTTCCATTCGCACCAACTTGTAGTACTTGCCCTACTGAGTTGGATGAATCATATGTTCCTATTGATAAAGAAGCAAAAGAACTACCACCATTTGCACCGTATAGTATTGTACCTTCAGGTAGAGAAGTTACTCCTTTTAATCTTGCTGTGTCTGAATTTATTTCTATTGTAGTATCATCTACATTTAGAGATAAAGTATTTCCTGATTTTGCTAAACCAGTTCCTGCAGTAACACTACCAGCTCCTGAGAACTGTGTATATGTTAAGTCATCAGTACCAAGTGTTGCTGAGCCAGTTATGTTTGAAAGTACAAAACCTGCGTCTGCATTACTTCCTTCTTCAACGAATGTAAACATACCACCAGTAACTTCTGATGAACTATCTGCGTCTGTTGTTCTTGTAAGAACGTATGGGTTTGAAACATCACCAACTGTTGTTACGGAGTAAATACCGTTTTCACTTGCATCTGTCTGTGCTTTTACAAGTACTCTATCTCCTGATGTTAATGAAGTACTATCAATTGATACTGCACCATTGGCATCTGCTGTAAGTGTAGCACCTACACCACTTGTTCCATTATTATAAGTTGCTGATAAGTTTGACTCTGAAGCAACTCTTACTGAATCTTTAATATCAAGTGCTTGTTTTACACTATCAACATATCCTTTGTTTGCAGCGTCTGTTGTTTGTGTAGGAGTTCCTACATTTAAAATTTTGTTTCCGCCTACATCAACAGTTTGTGAACCAGCAACTGTAAAGCCGCCATCAAAGTCTGCTGACGTTCCGAATGTTGGTGTACCAGTAACGGTTATTGTATCGCCACCTGCGTTACCTAAAGTAACGTTTCCATTTAAGGTTGTAGCGCCATCTACATTTAGTGCTGCATCAAAGTCTACGTCTCCCTGACCATTTAATGTACCTGCTATAATAGTATTACCAGTTCCACTTGCTACAGAGAATTTGTTAGTATTTATTGTAAGATTACCTGCTGCTGCAATAGCACCATTAGCACTTAGTGAATTTACTGTTGCAGAACTTGATACATCTAAAGTACCAGTTACTTCTACATTTTTGCCTAATTCTATTTTTTCGCCACCGTTGGTAGTTACTAATTTAATATAAGAAGTACCGCCTTCGTTAATATCTAAAGCTGCTGCGTTATCATCTAATATAGTTACTGAGTTAGCCTGAGTTGCTAAATTAAGAGTTCCACCGTGTTGTAGTATTAAGTCTGCAACTGAACTAATAGTTAAGTTACCACTTGTTACTGTTTTAATTGTTAAGGCAGCTGAGGTGGTTGCTAAAGTATTATTAGCACCTGTTAAAGCTGTTGAGCCTGTTAGTATTCTATCTATTTTACTGTCTGAGCCAACAACTACTGCTGAACTTGCAGTAAGCGTACCTGCTGAATGGTCAAGCATTGCAACATATAAATCTCCTCCGATTGTTGTTACTGCGTTACCAACTGCTGGTGAGCCTATAAATAGCTTTTGCGAATTAGAAGAATATGCTAATTCACCAGCACCTAACGAGGTAGGAGCAGCGGAGGAGCTACTTCTTTTGATTTTAATGGTTTGTGCCATGATTATTTCCTATCGAGCTATTAAAAGCTCCCTGCGTCTACCGTGTCTGAGTCCGCTGAATCGTTACCTATCATTATAGGGACAAATTCAAAGTTTCCTGACGATGTCTCTCGGTAGATCTTTAACTGATTGTCATCAGTATCATAAAATAAATCTCCTTCTGCTAGATTTGTTGTATCTGCAGATGGAGCCGATGTAGCAACATAAAATTGATTTGCTAAAAAGTTAAGAGCATCTTCTACATTGTTTGTACCAACAAGAGTTCCTGTAGGATTACTAAAAGTAATCGTAGATGCCTCATTAGTTGTACTAGCTATAGCTGAAGATATAGTAAGAGTTGTTGTTTGAGCAGTGGCATTTATAGAAGTTGTGCTAGGAGTTATAGTTACTGTTGTTGCCATTATCTCGTTACATTTGGTGTAACTCTTGCTACACCCTCGATTACTCTAGTAATACTGTTTGCTGTAGTATTATGAATCTCTAAATCATAATAATATTTTCCTGCCGCTATATTTGCTGTAAGAGCATACCCTAGGTTCATTGTTAGTTTTCCTTGGGTTGGTTGTGTTACCTGACAAGTAAAAGTTGCTGTAAGAGTATTTGAAGTGGGAGTAGGACGCAACTGTGCTGATGCGGTATGATTTGATAGATTGATTGCATTTCCATCTTCGGCAAGCGCAATCTCAAGGGCAAAGTCTGCTCCTTGGTCAATAACTATATCATATTTTCCTGCTGCCATATTTGTACTCCTATATGCTAAATTATATCAAAAACTTGAGGTGGTGTCAAGAACTATTTTTGGGGGGTAGTTATTAGACCAAAATTACTGGGGAACATGATATCTATGCCCATATAGAGCAGTAGCAAAATTTATATTTAGTGCATCGACTTGACCTTGTTCTAACAGTATGCTTTTAGCCCAATTTAACATCATAGTTTCAGTTACATTTTCATAAGGAGTTATAAATCCGGAAAGCTGACCAATTGCTTTTGACCTCCAAGGCAAGGGTACTGCAAGTGTTTCTGAGTATACCTGGTCTGTTTGTCCTTCGACTAAGTGTGAAGCGTTTGCTGATGTTCCATCAGTTCCTGTTACTTTTACTAATACAGTTTTTACCATATCGTTTTCTCTTATTCTAGGCATCACTTGGTTGTTCACAAAATTTTGTGTTTCATGACCTACAAATTCATAAGTAAAAGTAAACTGTACATTTAGTGTTGTTGTTACTGCATTTCCTTCACTGTCTGTTCCTGTTTGTATTATATGATTCATTATACTTTCGATTCGCTCCCTATATTATGTGCTATATATCCAGTACCGTTTCCACCTCTTACAACATAAGTATCATCATCTTCTACATCCATGTTATGTGTAATACAGCTTGTTGTTATATGTGGTATAGCAAATATTTCTTCTCTTGTACCATTTTCTCTTACTAAAAAGTCTCCTACTGTTAAATCTTCTACTCTTACAAATTTAAATACTCCATCTTTAAAGGCTAACATAGGATGCTCGTTAGTAACTTTTAGATTGTAATTAATCCAATAATAATTTGTGTGTTCATGTGGGTCTGTTACTGTTACAACATTTGAAGTTCCAAAACTTGCATTAGCTATTTCTGAAGTTGTCCAAGTTTCCCAAGCATCTTCATCAAGTGATAAACTTGAATGTCTGAATGATTTTACACTTTCTCCAGCTGTTACATCTTCGATTGCTTTAGTAGTTCCGTCAGACATAACAACAGGAGTTCCTTGTACAAAACAACCACCACCGCCTGTGCCACCAGTTCCGCCTGTGCCACCAGTTCCGCCACTAGTTCCTCCAGTTGTTATTGAAAAACCTTCTTGAGCCTGTCCTATAGTTACAACAGTTGACCTTTGAGTTAAGTTAGTACCTGCTGATGTTATCTCTACATTGATGTAACTTCCGTTTGCAATTAGAGAATTTGCTGTTCCAAAACTTCCATTATCAATTTTAAATCTTGTAAATGAAGTATTAGATATACTTACAGCTTTTGTTCCAGCAAAGGCTCCAACAACTTGTGTATTTGAATAAAATGCAGTACTTAGTGCTACACCTGTTTGGTTAGCAAAACTATATACTGGGTCTGTTGTACCGAACTTAATAAATCTAGCTTCACCTATACCTAATGTATCAGGGCCTGTATCTGCCTGTGCTCTAACAAATACTGATACAGTTCCTGAGCCTGTGTAAGTAAATGCAATTGGCATATTACCTGAAGCAACTGGTGATGTATTTGCATAAAGTCTTGTGCCCCCATTATCATATAGGTTTCCTGCCGTATAATCATGAAGTTGTGGTGTTTCATATATTAGATTTCCTTCAGAATTAGTAGAACTACCATCTCTTATTTGAATACTTATAGTTTTCACATAGTGTGTTCCACCTGTGAGTCTTACGAAACCTTGATAAAAACCTGGACCGCTACCTACTTCTGTTACAAATCTATTATCCATAGTATTTGTTTGCCAAGCACCAATAACAGCTCCAGATACATTAGCACCAGATGATGGCAATACAAGTGTTCCATTTACAGTTACGTCATCTCCTTCTAGTGTACCTTTAAATTTAGCATTACCTGCTGTGTCAATAGTAAAGGTATTTGAAGATACAAAACCATCTGACCCCATTACTATACCACCATTTGCTAGGAAAGTTGCATTACCTGAAGTTGATGTACCTACAGAGAAGTCTCTAGTTGAAGGGTTTGCTTGTGCACCACCTGCTAAGTGATAGGTTGTTATACCCCAACCACCGACACCACCACCTACTATGGTTGATGATGAGTTTACTGCGGCATGAGTAACTTTCGAATCTGCAGTACTTTGAGCTGTTGAAGCTGCTTGAGCCGCATTATCAGCTGTTCCTTGAGCCGTTACTGCTTTACCATCTGCTGTTGAAGCTGCTGAAGCTGCTGCGTTTGCGGCAACTCCGGCAGTTGTTGCTGTATTTTGAGCTACTCCAGCTGCGGCGTTTGCATTGTTAGCTGTTCCTTGTGCTGCAGCTGCTGCTGAGGCTGCTGAATTAGCCGCTACCCCGGCTGCTGAGGCTGAGTTAGTAGCTGTATTAGCTTTACTAAATGCTGAACCTACTGTGCTCTCTAGACTAGACCCAACCGAAGCTGTATTAAATGCGGCTACTGTAATGCTTCCTGAGAAACTTCCTGTTGCACCCGCTAATTCACCTTTGAACTTAGCATTACCTGCTGTGTCAATATAAAAATTCTTTGCTGAAATATATCCTGCCGCACCTAGTTTTATACCTGCTGTTGTATATGCTGCATTACCTCCGCCACTTGCATTTGTACTAGACAAATCTGATGAGTTTACATTCCAACCACCTGCTGAACCATCAGTCAGAGTGATTGTCATATTATCTGTAGAAGATATTTTTGCGTTTGTTATTGCATTTGCAGATATTTGAGCTGTAGTTACATTTACACCCGTAATTTTTGCAAACGTAATACCAGTAGCGGCTATCTGTGCATTATTAATAGAACCCGCAGCTATTTGTGCGTTATTTATTGTTCCTGTTAGTTTATTTGTACCCACAGCACTAATCATAGCATTATTAATGTCTCCATTACCTACACTAATTTTTGCAAAGTCTATGCTTGTTCCTGCACTAATGTCTGCGTTTGTTATGGAGTTTGATGCATTTATTTTTGCAAAGTCTATACTTGCGTTTGAATTAATACTTGCGTTTGTAACTGCACCTGTTTTAATTTTAGCATTTGTAATCGCATTTGCTGCAATATTATTTTCATTAATTCCGCTAGAGTCTACAACAACACTATTAATTGTATTTGCTGCAATTTGGTTATTTGTTATTGTACCTGCAAGTATTGCTGCTGCTGTAATTTGATTTGCTCCAATATGAGATGAATCTATAGCACCTGTTTCTATAGAAGCTGCTGTAATACTATTTGCAGAAATATGTGAATTGTCTATCTGTCCTGCTATTATAGCTGCTGCACCAATACTATTTGTAGCTATTTCACTAGTACCTATAGCTCCTGCTATTATGGCTGTTGAGCCTATGCTGTTTGCAGAAATATGAGAGGAATCAATAGTTCCTGATATAATATTTGCTGTACCAATACTATTTGTACCTATTTCACTAGTACCTATAGCTCCTGCTACTATAGCTGCTGAAGTTATGGAGTTTGCTTTTATTTGGGCAGTATCTACAGCATTTGCTGCTATCAAATCTCCTGTAATTGCATCTGATATAATTTCTGCTGTGTCTACAGAATTAAGGGCTATTTTTGCATTGTTAATTGCATTGTTTGCTATTTGTAAACTTTCTACTGCTCCTGTTAGTAGTTGTGCAGTATCTACAGCATTTTGTGCTATTTTTGTACCTACTATTGCATTATCTGCTATAATTATACCCTGTACACTTCCTGCAGTAATTTGAGTACCACTTACAGAGTTTCCTGCAAGTATAGTACCGTTTACAGAGTTTGCTGATATCTCTGAAGTATCTACAGAGTTTCCTGATAATTCTATGCTAGTAATTGCATTGGCTGCTATAGCAACTGCTTGTACTGAGTTTGCGGCTAATTCTACTGCTGTAATAGAGTTCGCTGAAACTGTAAAGGCTCCTACTGCATCTGATGTAAGTTGAGCCGCTGTAATAGAGTTTGCTTCAATTGCTATTGTTCCTATAGCATTTGCTGATATCTCCGAAGAAGTTATAGCATTTGCTGTAATATTTACACTATCAATACTATTTGATGATATTTCTGAAGAGGTAATAGCATTTGCTGAAATTGCTGCTGTTCCTATTGAGTTTGCTGAAATATGACTTGAATCTATAGAACAAGCTGATATCTGTACAGCACCTATAGAGTTAGTAGCTATCTCTACACTTCCTATTGCATTTGCAGCTATCTGTACTGATGTGATAGCATTTGCACCTATTTCTCCTTCTTCTGCTACTTGTTTGTTTGTAAAAGGTGCTAAAGTATAAGTACTTCCAGTTTTATCTATTTGGGCTATTACACTATCTCTAGCGCCATCATAATCTTGTGCTTGTTTAAATATTTTTTCTGCTGAATGTGATTTTGTAGATGAAGTAGTAATTGTCATAGCAGTATTACTATCTACAAATCCTACTGTAGAGATATGTCTATCTGCACCTTCTCCTATAATTACAACATCTCCTGCTTCAAAGTCAGTTTCAAAAGTAGTACTGCTACCAGTTAATTCTACAGATTCTGCAGCCATTGTTACTGTGCCTGATAGTTCAGTAAAATCTTCATTTGATTGTCCTAATCTTTTGAAGTATCTAAAGTTTAATTTATTGCCATCTACATCTTCTGCTGTAGTGTCTTGTGAAACTATCAAAGGTCTTAATTTATCAGTAGTATCGTAGTCAAACATAAGGAATGCAGTATCTCCGTCTGACATTCCATTAAAAGCTTGGGTTATTGTACTTGAGCCACCGTTTGCTATTATTACTGGGTCTACTTCTGAAGGCGGCTGGAACACATAGTCATTAGAGGCAAGAGTAACTGTACCATTAGAACTATCTATAGACATACTAGTAGTTAGAATACCACCTCTCATAAGACTTCCATTCATACCACCATTTACTTGTTGGTCAGTAATTTGTATGTGTTTACCGCTAATTGTTATTCTTCTTTCTACCCAGTCTGATTTATGCCCTGCTGTATTTACAGTTCTTATTCTTACTCGTCCAATTTTGACAGGCATTGCATTTTCTATTGTGTAGCTGTTTTCATCTCCAGGTATACTTCTAAGTCTAAGATTCCCTTGTTGTCCTATGCTCTTAAATCCTAAATTGGTTGATAGTTCATAGTGAGATAAATGTTCGTATATATCATCTAACTCTCCATCTGCGTCTATTGCACCGTTACCTTCTGTAAATGTTGTGCTATCTGTTCTTTGACTTTTAGGATGTTGCCATTGTGCTAAAACATCAAAAGGTTGTGTTTTACCAACGCCTTCTGCGTCCGGGGTATCTGTTGATTCGGGAACTATTGTAACTACTAAATTTGTTGGCACTGGTACATCTATAGTAGAATCAGGCACTTCAAATACTTCTTCTGGCTCTAAAACATATCCTCTATCTATAGTATCAAACTTACCTAGTGAGTAATCACTTGCATTTATTTGATAAGTCATTTTTTCACTATCTTCTTTGATAGAAGTAATCATATAAGTTTTTAAACTGCCTTGTAAGTCTGAGCCTTCTTCGTCCTCTCCTGATATACTAAATATTACTTCTGAATTAGGGGCTTCACTAAATGCTGATGATACTGTTACTGAAGTAGTATTGTAAGAAGATACTGACTGTGTTTCTATTCTTCCTTGTTCACTCCAGTTTAAAACTACAACACTTCCTGTATCGTCTTTTACATTTGCAGCTTTGGCTGCAGTGTCTACTGCACCTCCAGCTTCATCAAGTAGTACTAAATCTCCTTGGTAGTATGTTGTTGAGTTTATTGTTGCAGTAGGTTGTGCTAAGTATGCACCTCCTTTTGGATAAATTAAATGTAATTTATAAGCTGCAGTTTGGTTTAAATAAACACTTAAATCTCTATCTGTTTTTATAACAGTAGTAGTAGAAGCACTAGTACTTGTAACTCTACCTGCTGTAACTACTCCTTCTCTATCTCCGTCTGCTATATTTATGACATCACCAGGTCTTAACATTGCACCATTTAATCCAGTGGTAAATGTAGCAACTTCCTGCTCTAGCTTACTTGATAGTAAATGAAATTTACCGTATCTTATAGCTTGCCCTTTTGAGGTACAACCAAATGCAGTTACACTTTTTGTTTTAATCTTTCCATCTCTTGCAATTTGGTCTGTATCTTCTATAACTTCTACTTGTTGTTTATAATTCTTTTTAGGGTCAATCCAAGTTACTTTTACCTGATTACATCTAGTTCTATTTGAAGACCCTGAGTATGCAAACTGTCCGTCTACAACATTTGATTTACTAAAAGTGTAAACAGCTCCTTTTTGAATCATTGCGCCTAGGCCTACTTGTCCATTCTGCCATAATAGCATAGACCTGATAGTTGAAGAGAAATCTTTTAAAACTTTTATTGCGTTATCTTGTTTTGCTATGTAAACATTACAGGTAAATCTAGGCTCTAGACCTCCTTTTCCATCTGGTACTAACTCATCACAATATTTTGCAAGAGCATATAAAGAGTATTTATCTATTTGTGAAAAATCAAATTCTGGGTCAATGTATTTACCTAGTCCGTATCTTGGATTAGTTACTAAGTCCATAAAAATCCATACAGGATTACTTGTATACACTGTATCGTAGTTAACATGTGTAGGGTCTGTGAATGTTTTTTTATCTCCCCTAAAGTTACCGTCCCAGTCTACATAAGAAGTAGTATCTGCACCTGTTGTTACATTTCTAGTATAAGCCGCTGTACTTCTTCTCTCCCCTGTATCTCCTATTTTTTCGCTCATAGGGAAATAGTTAGTTGGTACTTTTACTTTAAGTCCGTAAACTTCGTAAGACCTACCTGGAACACTTGAAAATTCTGCGGCGTCTACTATTATTCCACCAATCGCTGTATATGGATATATTAATTTATCTGTTATTAAGTTTTCTACAGCGACTACTGTAGATGCAGAAGAAGTTTCCCACTTGTCTTTTTTAACTGCTGAATCTGGAGATACTCTTTCTATTTTTATTCTGTAATCATCAAAAGGTTGAAATCTTGTTACATCAAATGCGTAAATATAGTTAAAAGGCTGAGTACTTCTAGCTTTTACTAGTCCGCCGTTTGCATTTCCATATTCATAAAAACCACCTCTTTTTGAGTATAAGTTAGCACTACTAGATATAGTAGCTCTACCTACAACAACAGTAGACTCGTAATTATTCCCTCCATCTCTAGAGTATTCGAATGTTATTCTGTTTTCTGAACCTGTTTCTCTTTTTGCACCATTTTCTTTTTGAACGATAAGTGATGAAAATTTTACAGTTACTTTTATTGTATCTACTTCTCCTGGATTGTCTACTCCCATTTGAGTTGCAGTTACTATAACAGGGCTTCCTGTTGGCGATGGAGTCGCACCATCTATAGTATGTCCTAAGGCGCTTAGGCTTGGGTATCCTGTATTCGGTACTTGTTTTAGCTCTCCACTTTGTACTTTATAAGCTATACCTGCACTACCAACTCCTGCTGGAGTAGGTATATAAGTTTGTCCTTCTTCCTCTGAGCCATGTCCATTTCTAAAAGCCCAGCCGAAGTTATCATACTTTGCTGAAGGTATTATATTTGTAGTATCTGTTGGAGTAGACATTACTACTCTACCATTATTTACATCATTTCCAGAAGGTGATTCTACTGTGACAGTATTATTTGCTGTATTTATTGCACTGATTGTTTTTATGAGGTCTAATGTCATTGTGGCATTAGTAGTGTTTGAACTCGGGGCGTATGCTACTTCTACTGCTGAAGTGTTAATTTGTCTTACGATATGAGAGGAAAAATCTGCTCCATCTAATCCAGCACCTTCTATTCTGAGCATTGGAGTAAGATTACTTGGCTCTGCTACATCACTACTTGTAAATACTATATTTGTTCCAATAATTGTTGTATTTCCTGCCACTGTATTTGCAGTACCATTTTTAGCTGCCCCTTGGATTAACATTTTTCTAGTACCATGAGATACTTTTGAATCTTTCATAAATCCAGGACTGTTATGGTCTGTAATTACTCCAGTTGTAGAGTTATAACTAGCATTTGCAGAATATGATATACCTTTAGCTGTATACGACCCTAAAGAATATGCTCTGTCTCCGTTTAATTTTACACTAGCACCCTGATATTTTAGTCCTTCAATTGGACCTTCTGATATTGCGTCAAATACTACAGCAGACTGATTTTTTGTTTCTCCTGATAAATTCAGATATTGTCCAGTTCTAGTATCAGTGGCCGCTGCTGCAGATATTGCTGCTTCCTTGGCTTTTTCTGCTTCTTGTGCTTTCATTTTTGCGTAACTCATTCTTAGTATTCCTCGTGTCCTTTATAATCTGTTGCTGCCGCTTCGGCTTCTGAGTTTCCATAATCATACCCTGTACTGTCGTCTGCTGAAGAGTAAGTAGAAGAAGAGGATGACGAACCTGAAGTAAATCTATATCCATAAGCTGATTTTAATGTTGATTTAGTAAAAGCAAAATTTATAACTGCTCCACCTGCGTCTATTTCTCCATACGCTAAAGGTATAGGTACTCCTGGTTTAGTAGTGTTTACTGGGCCGTTAAATAAACTACTCTTTTCTCCATCAGCATTACTATCGGGGTCTCCCATCATAAGTTCTAGTAATCCTTGTGTTGCCAAACTTGCACCTAAATATCCTAATCCTAAAGCCACCCCTTCTAGAAAACTTCCTACTTCGGCTCCAGCCTTTGGGCCGAACTTAATAGATATTACTATCATAATAATAGCTATTATTATTTTCTTAACTGCGTCTTTTATAGAACCAGCAGGCAATGGTGTAATTATGTAAGTATCTTCATCAAACTCTTGCTGAACCATATCATTCATGTCTAAATATAGTTCTTCGTTTTTAGCATATTCTTTTACTTCACTTCCTTTTTGTACAGTAAAGTGTATTCCTTGGTCTTGGCACTCCATTATATAACGTCTTAATCCGCCTTTCATTGAGTCAATAGCAAGCATACCCTCTTGGATAGTCTTTACGCTTAATCTATGCTTCTCTCCGAAAAGTTTAGCTAGTTGTCCTTTGAATAATAAAGTTTTCATGTACTTGGTTCCAAAATATAGTGTTCTTTGTCTGGATATGATACGATTAAATATGGTATACCTAACGCATTGCAATTATCTATATCATGCTGACTCGGGCGACAATCTTCTTCGTAGTGACTATGGACTACATATAATATTTTTGAAATCGCTTGATATGTTGCGAAAGCTAATCCGTCCATTTTAAAGTCATCTTCAAATTCAGAAATATTTTCCATGCGAATATATCGTTTGTTATTCCCATCTTGTATAACAAGTCCACAACACTCGCGCGGGGCTTCTTGTTCTGCATGATTAAATATTGCCTCAAACATTAATTAAATCTCCTTGCTGCTGGAAATCCACCAAAAGGATAAGTTTTATTGTTATTAATTGAAGTAGAATTAGTAGAGTTATCTCCAGATATTTTATTTGCCGCAAACCTCATCTTGCATCCTATAGTTGTTTTACTGCAAGAGTCTCCTTTTTCCCAAAAAGCGTTTTCATCGCTAGGAGTTTCATCTTTACTTGGTTTTACTGCTTTCCATAATTCTACTTTGCCATTGTTTTCATGTCCACTAGTAGCATTTGTAAATCTTACATAACTATTATGTCTATCATCACTATATGTATAATAGTCAAGTGAACTATTGTAGTCAGAGTATATTCGTATTCTATTAAAATTTACATTTGTATCAGTAGGTGTTCCTGGACTGGAGGTACTTGTAGTTGCCTGCCAATAATTATTTACAGTTACACTACTTGATGTTCCATCAGGGTTATTTCTTGATAATACTTGTGTTGTTTTATAGTAAGCATCTTTAGTAACAGAACCTGTAGAGTATGTAGTAAAAGTAACTCCTGAGTCTATTACGTATTCATCATCCATATTTACATAGGCAACATGATTTTCACTTCCTGCAGGTTTACTTTCAACATCCCAAACACAGCCAGATTGAGCTCTCTTATACGCTGGTAAATGTCTAGAAGCTCCTTGATATTTAAAAGAACATCTATTTGCATGAACAACTCTAGCTGGTATCTTTACATTCTCTAAATCGAATGGTGATACGAGTTCAAGTTCTACAGAAAATTTTGTTCTTGTTTTTATTCTATCTACATAGAACACTTGTCTAGGAAATTCTACAGGAGGTGAAGTACTGTTTCCTGTACCATTGTCTAAGTACTTTGCTAATGTAGTTCTACGTATTACTTTTAATCCTAATAGTGTATGATAGTCAAAATTACCTACTGCATCACTTAAAGTATCTGTAACATTTGCCATAACTATGGTTGGTCTTGGTATAGCTCCATCATTTTTTGCCTCGAAACCATCTGCTTGAACAGGCATAGGTACATATGTTCTAATCGTATTATTTGAGTCATAATCTCTCATTTGAACATTTGATAAATCGTTTTCTATTTGATTTGTAAAGTAGAAAAAGTTACCTTTAGTAACTTCTAATTCATACAGATGCACTATAGCATCTGTTACTTCTAACTTTTGTAAATCTTCTACTATTGGTTTGTCTGCCATTATGCCTCGTATACTCTTTTAAGTGTTGCTGATAAACTGTAGTAATCATCATAATTGTAAGTTACATTCCAATTACTACATATTACTTTGATTGTTTTTTCGTTGCCTGACTCATTTGAATCAGCGTAAGTAAAATTAAATTTTGTTATTCCTGCTTTTGTTTCAAAAAATGCTTCTATGTCGTCTATTTCATCTTTTGGTCTTGTTGAAAAGTTTACAGAAATTTCTTCTGTCATAGGATTCAATCCTCTAGAGGCTCTCTGTTGGTAGCCATCTCCAAAGGATACTTCATATACTTGTGGAGTTCTTTTTACACTAAAGCCTTTGTCGGGATTTACTACTCCCAGTGTTCCTCCTACATCAAATCCTAGTGCCATATTATCCTCCTCCTAAAAGTCCGCCTTGTCTTTGTTCTTTTTCTAATACTTGATAGACTGCTTGATTAATTGCTACGCCAAGTGCTTTTGCTTCTTCTCTATCTGATACTGTTTCGGTAGTACCTTCTGCCATGTTTACATTAATAGAAACATTGTTAGTTCCTCCAGCGCCTTTGCCCATCTCTACAGGAATACTTCTTCCGTTTGGTAGTGGTACTACTGCTTCTCTACCGTGTAGTACTGCAGGATATCCTGATGTTGGGCCATCTGCCACACCACCATCTGAGTAAGAACGTCCATGTCTTGACATGATACCACCTTGTCTTGCACCTCCGCCAATAAAAGCTGAAAACATTGCTCCAAGTCCTTTACCTCTTTGTTCCATCATTAGGTTAACTCTTTGCATGAGTGCGTTTGCCATTTGTAGTTTTGCAACAACAGTCATAATTTTAGCAGTTTCTTCGTCTTTTCCTGCAACAGCCCCTAATAAACCAATAGTTCCACTGAATTGGTTTAGATTTTTTGAGAATTCGTCTCCAAATAAACCTTTAACTTCTTTAGCTGTTCCATCATCATCGCCGCCTTGTCTTCCATAATCTTCATCGAACAAAGTCCCGCCATCAGTCAGTTTATCCCAACTACCATCATCTATTTTTTCTACTCTTTGTTGGTTTGCATTTGTCAACTGAGTTATTTCTTCGCCCTTTACTCCTATAGTTGTATTTAATCCATCAATTTCTTTATCTAAATTATCTATCTCTTTTTGCACTGAGATAACACTGCTTACTAAACTTTCTGAGAAGTCGTCTTCGAATTTGCTTACTTTGTCTTGTAAATAACCTTCTTGTGCTACTAAAAATTGTTTATTGGAAGCTAATACTTCATTAATGGTTTTGTTGCCTCCATAGTTTAGCCCGTTGTGTTTAAATAATTTAGTATTTCCGCTTTCTCCGCTACGTAGTCTTTCTTGTAATATTGCTGTACTTTTATTAACTCTTTCTATTGAGGCTAAATGACTTCTTATTGCATCTGCAGTTTTATCTTTAGCGTTATCAATTGCAAATTCTGTTAGTTCTCTTTGTCCTGCGTCTGATTTGATAAATGCAGGTATTTTGTCTTTATGGTCTTTTCTTTTTAGAATATCCATTTTAGCACTTTTCTTTCTTCTTAAGTCTTGTGCTATTGAAATCTCTTTTTTTGCTACTCCTATTTGTGCATTATTTTGTCTTATCTGCAGTTGTTCTAAAGCACCTGTCATACCATTAGCAACTTTAGCTATTGCGTATGAATGTTCTAATCCGCCTTCTACAATTTTATCTCTTACTAAGTTAGCGTGATAGGTTCCTGCTTTATTTATTTCTTCAGCCACATCTTTTGGTTTCAAAAAGTCTGGTATTACATCATCTAAGAACTGTTTGGCAATAGCATCGCCTATAGCATTTGATAAAGTATTTTTTAAGTTTTGACCTAATTTATCAAAAGCGCCCTCTTCTCCTCTTATAGCAGCACCAATCCCTTTACCGAAATCAGTATATAAATCAGTAAACATTTTATTATATGTACTAAAGAAATTATCGGCCATCAATCCTGCCATAGTTACTTGCATTTTTTGTACTTCTAAAGTTTCTTTTGCGAGTTCTAGTTGTTGTTGTAAACCTCTCAAAGCTACTGAATCTTTATCTAATTTTGCTGATTGTATTTTTAATCTTAGTTCATCTATATCATGTTCTTGTTTTTTTAATTTTAAAAGTTCTTGTGCATGTTTAAGCTGTGCTGCATTGCTTCCTGCTCCCCCTAAAGCAATGGTTATTGCTTCTTTCTTCATCTTAAGGTCTAACATTTGTAATGCGATTGCTCTTTCTTGTATTTTTGTGTAATATTCTAAGTTTGCAGTTGCTAATTCAAAACCTGCTTTGCCTTCTTCTCCTATTTCTTTGTATGCTTTTGCTTGTGACTCTAATAGTGTTAAAAGATTCTGATAAGGAACTTTAGGTAAACTCTGAACAAGTCTATTTTGCTCTTTTACTAACTCACCTTCCACTTCCTGTAATTGTTTTACTGCAGCTCCTTGAGTATTTATTGCTGTGGTTAATTCTTCTAGTTTTTCCGTTTGTTTGTCAGTAAGTGTTCCTGTAAATCTAAGGCTATCTGCAAATTCTTCAAATCTACTATCTAATCGTCCTAAATTGTCAAAAGTTTTGAGTAATTCATCACTCATTTCGTCGAATTTTTCAGGGTCTAAAGCTTTATTTTGCTCTAATAATTGGAAATTTTCTATAACTTTATCTATACTAGCACTAGATACTGCTTCTGATAAATGTTGTATTCTTTCTAGTGTATCTTCTAATAAACCTCTTTGTACTACATCTCCCATTTTTTGTAATTCTTTATTTAAAGTTTCTAAAGAGTTTGTAGCTTCATCTATTCTGTTTCTAAAATCATCAACATCGCCTTGGTCAGGCCCAAAGAACTTATCATAAGCTGCTTTACCTGCTTGAAATAGTAAGATTGCAATACCTATATAAGATAGAAAACTCATTATACCTGTTAGAGCCATAGTTACAGTTCTTGTTGCTGAAGACATCACGCCCATAGCTTTTTGCCAGTGTATTTGCATCTGGGTAGTTTTTGTCATTACACCGTTTTTTATACCTTCAAAACTTAAAAGTATTTTTTGTTGAGCAACACTTGTTTTACCTTGCATATCTGTAAGCATTGCAGTATACTTTGCTTTCATTTGTTCAGTCATACCCGCAAATGCGCCTACACCTCTAGTTACTTGAGATTTAATAACACCAATTTGTTTATTTGTAAGTGCTTTTCCAGCTTTTAATGCTTCTCCACTAGCTCCTCCTAATTTACTCGTATCTAATCCATCTTTACCCATTCTTTTCATAAATTTTTCTTGGGCTATAGGAGTTCCAGCAAGTTGTTGTCTTGCTGCTTTTAATGATTCTGTTTTTGCTTTTAATCGGTCTAATTGTGCTTCATGTGCTTCTGTTTGTTCTGCTTGTTTTACCAATAATTCTTGATGCGAAGGAATCACAGAAGATATAATTGTAGTAGCAAAAAGACCCATTGCAATTGCGGCTGCCGTAATATTATTACTAAAGAAATCAGCTGCAGGTTCTACTAGAGCAGATATAAATGGTCTTATACTATCGATAGTTTTCTCAAAAGCAACTCCTAACTGTGCAATAGAGTTAGCTTGTGGTTCCATAATAGCATTAATCTTACCAAACTTTCTTTCTGCTTGGTCAAGTACTTCGTTTACTACTGCTTGTGATTTTTGATAGATAGACAGCTGGTTCTTATTTAAACCGAGAGACGCTGCATATTTTGTCGTTGCCTCTTCTAGTCTTAATACGATACCAAGTTCGTCTAATAGTTCTGGTTCCGCTTTTGTAACACCTCTTACTAACCTGTTAAACGAGTCAGTAACATCTCTACCAAGTGCCATTGACACAGTAAATGCGGCTTCTGATAGTTCTGTAAGCTGTCCTGCAGATAATCCTGCAGCTCTACCAATAGCACCTGCCTGTGCCGCATCTCTAAAATTAATCATATTTCGAGTAGCATTTTGTAAGTCATGCGCTAAAGATTTATAAGCAACACCAGTCGCAGCAGCAAATGCTAACTGTCCTTGGGTTAATACTCTATAATCTGCGGATGATTTCAGGAATCTGAATAATGCGTCTACGGCAAAGAGGTTAGCTGCTAATGTTGCATAAGCAGGAACAAGTCCTCCTGTAATACCTTGAGATAGTTTTGA